GCAGGCACTTCTCAGCCGCCAGAGAATCAGACACCCTGCGCTTTGGCCTTGCGATGCACCGCCACCATCGCACCGCGCAGTGCGTTGTAGCCAACCATGCCACGCGCGGCCTTGACCCCGGCCAGGTAGTCAGCCTTGGATGGCTTGATCTTGGTCTTGCCCTTCCAGACTGGCTCATCAGGGTAGGTTGCCAGCACCAGCCGCGCCTCGCACTCTGTCATCCAGTCGGGACACTCATTGCAGACCTGCCGCCCGTCCACCAGGGTGACGCTGGAGGTTGGCCTGCCTTGGCAGCGCACCGAGTTGTCACAGATCATGGTTGTAGCTGGGTGTCGAGCGCCCAGTGCAAGATGGCGATAGCATCCGCTTCGTTGTCGTTCTCAACGGGATGTCCCTTGGCTTTAACCGCGACGATCATCTCATCCTTGCCAGCGTTTCCCTTGCCGGTCGCATGCTTCTTAATCGTCCCAACCGGAACGCCCTGATACGCGATGCGGTGATGCTCGCACCACGCAGTCAGCACGGCCAGGAAGCCACCGTACACATGCGCGGCATCAGTGCCAGCATGGCGGCGCACCTCTTCAAAGTAGACGGCATCCACCTGGCCCAGCTGCGACTTGATCTGGGTCAGCCAGTTCTTGAAGCGCAGGTAACGCATGCCTCCACCCTCGTAGCGCCCTGGCTTAAAAGTGATGTAGCCATGAGAGATCATGCCATCGCTGGATGCTGCCCAGCCGCTGGTAGTCCCAAGGTCCAGCGCCAAGATGACCTCTCTCATAATGATTCCCATTGTGTTGCCATTGCATCCGCTATACCGGAGAAAGTTGCGCTGCGGATTTTCCATCGATCTGTCGATGGACCGAGTTTGTTCTGGCCGCTATCAGTTTGATTTGCCCATCTCCGTTTGCCGTTCACAATGCGCGCCTCTATGTGTTTAGTTGGAGTTAGTAGTGGCAAATTCTTTAACCACAAACAGGTGGCCTTACTTGCGTCATGCCCAAACATCCACGGCTGGATAATTTGATCTGGCTTTCTTATCTGCGTAGAGATGATGCTGACAGGATTCTCCAATGCTATGTGTTTGATTGGAGCCTCTAGCAAAAGCTTTACAAAAGCCAAAGCGTCCTCTGTTAACTTTGGATCACGCAGCCCCCGTTTTGTCCAATGCATACCGCTGACGGATAGGTAGGTGCAGGGCGGGTGAGCAATCATCATGTCCCAGCCATCATTGAGTATCGCAACTACATCACCTTGATGATGCGGTCCGGGAACATCGCTCGGCAAGATGTCGCATGACATAGCATTGTGTCCAGCTTGGATGAACGCATCACGCACCACTCCGCTGTACTCGCATGCAACCAAAACCCTCATCTCTGACCCAGCATCTGGTTGAGCCTAGACTGCGTGTCGCTGTATCGTGGCGTGAGCGCCTGCCGGATGCACTCCTCGATGATACTGGCGCGGGAGCGGCGCTGATCCTCGGCGGCTTTGTCCAGCAGGGCGCGGCTCTCTGGCCGCAGTCGCAGGGTGAAGACTTTCTGTCGCATGGGAGTCCTTTTGTATAGCTACCTGATAGACCAATGGTAACGGACGAAAGCCCCAAAAACTTGCCCAAGATCAAGATTCTGCAAGATAGTTGTTGTCAGACCGTTTGCTGTGGGTTAGAGTCCGGTCATGGTGTAGCGCAACGCTATACCCAACCACCCAGATTGAGGAGTTGACATGGAATACATCGCATACTATCGCGTCAGCACAGACCGCCAGGGTAACAGTGGCTTGGGTCTTGAGGCGCAGCAGGCCGCAGTCAAACAGCACGGCGGCACTGTGATTGCGGAGTTCACCGAGATTGAGAGCGGCGGCAAGTCATGCCGTCCCCAGTTGCTGGCAGCGCTGGCCGAGTGCAAGCGCACTGGCGCAACCCTGATCGTAGCCAAGCTGGACCGGCTGGCGCGTGATGCCAAGCTGATCCTGACCTTGGTGGATGAGGGCGCGAAGGTCAAGTTCCTGGACCTGCCAGAGATCGATACCGAAGGTCCGATTGGCAGGCTGATGCTGACCATCATTGCTGGCGTGGCCGAGTTCGAGCGCCGTATCATCTCCAAGCGTACCAAGGAAGCACTCGCCATGAAGAAGGCGCGTGGCGTGAAGCTTGGCTGCCCCTGCCCGGAACGCGGTGGCGCTATCACTGGTGGCCGCGCCAAGTCTAAGGCACTGCTCGCTGCCCAGCCGCTGGCCGCAGTCCTCGCTGAGATTAGGCAGTTAGGGTTCACCACCATCCGAGAAATCCAACAGGAACTCATGGCGCGCGGCATTGCCACGCCATCAGGCAGCAAGTCGTGGTCTACCAGTGCGGTTCAACGGTTGATAGGGAGAGTCGGGTGAGCGAGATCATCGCGTGGTATCTGGTGTTTATGTTGCTGGTCATTCTAATTTACGGAGGCTGACATGAAACTGATGGACATTTTCTTCTCGCTGATGGATGGCTATGACCCGCCGATCATGCTGCCGCATGAGTGCATCATGGCGTGGAGGCCAACTGATCCTCGGCGGTATGACTCGGTTCGTGCAGAGTGCATCAAGACCCTGCGTGAGAGTAACCGGTACATTCTGGACGGCCACTTCACGCCGACGAAAGCCAGCAACACGGACATAACCGTCACCTTCAATCGCGCGCGTCAGCAGTACGGCGAGACACTGATCCAGGTGGCGCAATGAAGACCATGCTGGCGTTTCTGTCGATCATCCTGGGCGGCTGCGGCAGCATGCAGGAGGCCGTCAGCAACTTGCAGGTGGACAAAGAAATCCAAGCCATGAGTCGAGCGGAGGTCATCGCAGGCATCAACGAATGCGAGAGCGCTGGGCAACGGGCTGTGGTGTTAAGCGCGAAGCGGCGCATCAGTGGGCAAGTGATCCCGGCTCCGGTCGAGGTTACCTGCCTTCCAAAACTAAAATGGTGAGGTGGCGATGAGTCAGAAACTTGAAGTCTTAACTTATATTCAGAAACGCAAGGGCATCACTGCCATGCAAGCGTTCGTTGACCTGGGCATTACGCGACTGGCAAGCAGGGTGTACGAACTGCGCGGCGATGGGCATCTGATCCTCGACTACTGGATCAGGGTCAAGGATCGGGCGGGGCGTGAGGTGAAGGTCAAGCGCTATGTTTTGCAACCGAAGGGGAAAAAATAATGGTCAGCAAAGTTACACCGGACACCATGATGTCGGCCAGCCGGTTGCCGTCACTCATGGGATACAGCAAATACAACACGCCGAATGATGAGTTGCAGTACAGCATCCGCGCCTTGCAAGACATGGAGCGGCCAGACATTGGCAACGAAGCAATGGCCTGGGGCAACACAATGGAGCCGCTGATCCTGTCTGAAGCAGCGCGTAGGCTGGAACTGAGCGATGTCGTGCTGGACCATCCAACCGCCTGCTATCACCCAGCCATCCCGCTGTGCTGCTCCCTCGATGGCACTGGCAATGGCCGGGGCCAGGTGATACGCACCGATCCTGACAAGGGCATCTATGTCGTGGGTCAGGACAGCATCAACCTGCATGGCGTTGGCGTGATTGAGGCCAAGTTGACCAGCGTCAAGCCGGAGGATACGCCAGCGCTGTACCGTGGCCCGATCCAGTTGCAGGGGCAGATGGACATCATCCAGGCACAGTGGGGTGCGGTCTGTGTACTGTACGGTGGCACGGAACTGAGGATATTCCTGTTCGCACCGCATGTCGGAACGGTTACCCGGATAGTGGAACAGGTCAGGGATTTCCAACGGCGGCTCGACAATTGGAAGGCCACCGGCGAGATCGATTTCTACCCGCCGTCGAGCAGCAAGGACGCGGACAGGATGTACCCCGAGGCCGAGGACATCGAGGTGGTGCTGCCGCCAACAGCCGAGGAACTTGTAGAAAAAATCAAGGCAGCACAGGCCGTGGCTTTGCAGGCAGAGACTGACCGCAGCAAGGCCGAGGCCGATCTAAAGGTGCTGATGGGGACGGCCACCACTGGCGTGATCGGAAACTATCGAGTGTCCTGGCCTATGCGTAGCTAC